TCAGCCACCTTGTCCTCTCGTACTGAGCCATAGGCTAAGTCCAAGTCAAACTTCTTTCTGTCTACTTTAGTGGGTTTCACTCCAGTTACCTCCGATTTTGTATTCGCCTGTAAGGGGGCAGTTGAGTTTGTAGTGCAGTCCTGCCGCTTCAATGCAACTAACGGCCAACCGTCCGAAAACCTCTGCCTCCGCTTCTCTGACCTCTGTCTGGATTTCATCGTGTATGTTCCCTATAAACTTGTAGTCAATGTTCCAAAGCTTTGCGTATTCATCTAGTAGGCACAAAGCTTTCTTCATAACAATAGCACCTGCTGACTGTAGTAGTGTATTCAGTGCTGAGTGTTCTGAGCGTACATTGACCCTTCGCCCATCCAATCCGAAAACATAACCTCTTCCTGATGCCAACTTAACTCTCTCTCGTAAGTCTCTAAGAGATGGCGTGTTTGACAGGAATTTCTCTTTAAGTTTTCTACCATCATTAGCAGTTCCTCCAACGATACTTCCGATTTTAGAGTCTCCTGCTCCATATAGGAACGCATATATAAAAGTCTTCGCCTGACTTCTTGTGTCAACACCACTAGCAAGTTGGTTTGCTGTATGAATGTCTCCATTGAGTATTTCATTTGTGTAGTCCTCATCGTTCATGTAATGTGCAAGCATACGTAATTCTAGTCCACTGGCGTCCATGCCCACAACCTTGTAGCCTTCCGGTGCAACCCAACAGGCGCGACAGTCAGTGCCGTACTCTGCGGATACGCTAGGGATTTGACCCATGTTGGGACTAGAGTGCGTCATACGGCCTGTCACAGCACCACACGCATTTACGTACCCATGTACTCTACCATCGTTCTCCACTGCATCTAGCCAACTCTGTACCTGCGCGATACGCTTCTGTAGCATCAGGTACTCGCCAATCAGAGATGCCTCTGGTATTCCCTCCACTTTACTCAGCACTGCCTCGTCAACAATGGCATGACCTTTCTCAGTAAACTGAGTAGGTTTCCAACCAAAGTATTGTAGGTAGCGTCCTATCTGCTGTCGAGAACCCAAGTTAAACACTGGGTAGTCGATACGGCTGAAGGGAGCGACTGCGGTAGTCCACTGTTCGCCTAGAAATTTAAGCCCAACAACCGAACACGTACCATCTTTCTTAACCTTGGGGGTAATCTCTTTGACAAATGTTGGTAGCGGTTTGAAAGTCTGTAACACTTCATCTTCCAATTCATACTTCTTCTCCTTTAATTCTGCTAGTAATAAGAACGCTTTCTCTTGGTCTAACAACCATCCGTTCTCGATTTGTTTAGATATGATAGCCTGTACTCTATGCTCAAGCTCAACGCTTTCGCTTCCAAAAGTAGAAAGCACACCTCGTAGCGCGTTGTACACTTTGACATTAACGAGAACATCTTGCTCACAATAAGCCACCATTTCTGGCGAAAAACTATCCCAATCACTATGTTCACCTTTTGGACAACCTAGTAGGCGTCCCCAGTTTTCCAATGAATGGCCACCCTCACGCGATGGGTTGCCTAACCTAGACAGCACTAACGTGTCTGTCAACTTACACTTACTGAAGTCTGCACCCAACAGTCTTTCCAGAACGGGTATGTCGTAGCCCAGAATGTTATGGCCTATCAACTCGCACTCGCCCTGCTCCTCTAAGAACTGATTGAAGCGTCCTAGCTCAACACCGCTATGGTGTATGTTGTACTTCATATCTGTACCTAGCTCACGCATACAGATGCACCATACCTTGTCGGGATTAAAACCGTTGGCCTCTATGTCAAATACAAACTGCTTCACTAGAACTCCTGCTTATCGTCAGCCACAGGGCAGGTAGTCTCAAGCATACGTCCTGTATCCTTATCGTAGTACAGGTAACAGGCGGGTCCAGTTAGCCCTGCAAAACGATTCTTAAGTACTCTGACTGTGGTGGTGTTACGTACCTGTGGGTCAGCATTCTGTTGGTCACGTTCCAAGCCTATGACCATATCGGATAGCTGTGCGATAGATGCAGAACCACGTAACTCTGCCAAGCTAATCTGACCGCCATCTTCATGCGCCTTACCACTGGGTCTGCGTAGGTGCGACACTAGGAACAAGCCTACGCCTGTCTCCTGAACCAATTGTCGTAACTTGGTCATAATACTGTCGATAGCCTTACGCTCGTCACCTGTCTCTTGGTCTGACACTACGATGCTTAGGTGGTCTAGGATAATCCACTTGCAGTCTAGTCCTTTAGCCATGTAGCGAACTCTAGACAATAGGTTGTCCTCGCACGTAGAGCCAAAGTGGTCAAACATAAAGATACGTCCTGTACCCATGGTTTTGTCCCAGAATATCTTCTTATCTTCCCTGCTGAAGTCTCTGCTCAAGTGTAGAGTTTGATTCGCTTCAATGCTCATAATCCCTAGCGCAGTCTTGGGTATATCCTCCTCAAGCGCGAGTATACCAATGTTGTCATTAGTCGCACCTAGTAGATAGTGTTCCAACTCTCTGACAATCTGTGATTTACCCATGCCCGAACCACTGGTGATTGTGACTAGCTCCTTCTCCCTGAACCCGTAGGTTAGCTCGTTAAGACACGCCCAAGGATAGGGTATAGACTTAACTTCCTCCTGCGCCACAATGTAGTCCCAAGTGTCCAGACCCGCGACAATCCCGTCTGGTCTGTACGTCTTAGCATTCCACCATTCCTTGATGAATCCCTGTATGTTACGCTCCTTCAGCATCTCACCTGCGTCCTTGACAGGTAAAACAACATTCTTGGCCTTGTTGGGTGAGAATACATCTAACACGGCTCTTGACGCTTCCTGCCCTGCCTTGTCGTTGTCAAAGCATATAACCACGTTGTCGAACGACTCTAGCCATTCCAAGTTGGCCTTGATGTCCTTAACTGCGCCTGAAGCTCCTGACCGTATAGACACCACGGGCCATTTACCGTCAAACATCTCAGAACACGCCAGTGCGTCAGCCTCGCCCTCAACCACGGTCACGTACTTACCACCACCCTTGAACGCTTGCTGACCAAACAAGCCTACATTGTCAAACGTACCGCTAGCGTAGAAAGACTTGCTGTCCACTATGCGCGATTTAGTCCCTGTCTGTGTTCCGCTGTCCTTATCAAAGTAGGGGTAGTGGTGCTTTACAATTTGTCCCGCTGTGCCGTACTCCACTGTAACCCCGTACTTTCTGCACGTTGCCTCAGAGACACGCCTGTCGGGGATTGCCGCTATAACACCTTCCATCTCTAATTTCCTAGTTGGTTGCGATTTGGTTTCAACAACCTCGCCATTAGCCCTTTCGTAATGGTTGCAGTCTGCCGAAAAGCAAACTGCGTGACCATCAGAGTATCTGGCTAGGTTGTTCCTAGAGCCACACGCGGGGCATGGCTCATGTTGGACAAAGTGAGAATCAGCCATTAAAAATCACCGCCACCTTCAGCGGCTTCAGCTAATTCTAGCACCTTAACTTTGGACAGGTAAGTCGATGTGCCGTGTACTGGGTGCGGCTTACCTTCCGCATACTGAACGCGTACCTTAGACCCACGGGTCAGACGCCCCATAAAGTCCTTGCCATCAGCATCGTACACTGGTACTTCGTACTTGGTGCTAAACTTACGCTGTGGTGTACCTTCGTACTCGCGTAGTTTGACACCCTTATTGGCTAGGGTATCAGCATCAGCAGGTTCTAGGGATAGAACCAGAGAGTACTTACCGGTGGACTGACCTTGATATTCTTCATGTTCGTCAAGGTTTGCGAACGCTACGTTACCTTCTAATACTGCCATAGTAATTTGCCTTTTAAAAGTTGAAAGATTACTGTACTAATGTATACCTTAGTAGACTTTAGTATATATTTATATATATTATCTTAAAGTCTACCTTAGTATACCTAAATATTATATCATGGATTTTATGTTAGTGCAACACCTCCTGTTGAATTATCTTACCTACGTCTAATATTATATCATCATCGCTGTCTAAAGTCACCCATTCATCGCCCAGTGCTGAGTCAGACGCCCTATTGCAGACACCGCATAAGTCTAAGTGTAGCCCAGTTAGCCTGTCTATCTTCTTTAGCTCATGCTCAGTCAGTATAGTGTCACACGCTTTGCAACGGCTCATGATTCGCCCTCCGTGTAGCATTTACCTATGCTGATGGTGATAAACGGCAGTAGGATAATCAAGCCCTCAAAGGGCAGAGTACCTAGACTCTCCGTACCTGTCACCTTGTCCACTCGCTGAACCCATACTGGCCTACTGTCAACGAATTCCAAGTCTAGCCCTACACCGTTCCGCAGTTCCATGGTCCATGATTGTCCTAGAAAATAAAATGTATTAAACATCGGCTCTCTCCGCTCTATCTTCGTCTGCCAGTATCTCAGCCTTGGCTTCGTCAATCTCCCACTGCTCCATTGGCTCGTAATCGTCTGCATCTGGCAAATCGAACCCGTAAGGTTCATCACCGTGCAACCAGTCCTCGCAACTTCCATTCCAATTTCTACCTGTAACCATAATTTTTATACCTCGTTGTGTTGGTTTCCATAATTCCGTAGGTAGTACCATAACCTACATAATATTCGTCTGAGTCCTTAGCGTTTGCAGGGTAGCCGTGAATGCAATCGAACTCGCCCCGCTCGTAGTCGTTCAGACTGTCGAACCCATAGTACAGGTCCTGTGCTGTATTGTCCATCGTTTACGCTCCTATATAGTGAGTTACTATAAGGTATATTATGGTGCATACAGCACCTATTGTAAAGCCCTCCATAAAGTCTCTAAACATATTACCTCCTTACCAGTTATGCACTACTCCCGCCATGATGAAAAAGCAGGTTATAAAGTTTACACCAACAACTACAGTACGCACAATGGCTATGTAGTCGGCCTCGCGGTTACTCGCGCCAGACTTATCGCCCAACGCTTTCGCCCATACTCGCCAAATTTTACGCATCAAACCTCCTCTAATTCATTATTCCAAATTTTCACGCCATCGTAGCCCAACTCAATCCAAAGCTCCGCAATATTTAGCGCATCGTCATAGCTAGTCAGATGGCTATTTACCTCTACGCCACCAACCCATACAGAAAATAATTTTAACATCAATCAAGCCCCCCTTCAACCAGTATTATATCACCTACCAAGGGCGGCACTCGCTGTATATCAATGCCTGACCTATCCAACCCCAAATCATTCCACCACGTATTCGTAGCCTTCTGGTTGATAGGTAGCCCATCGAGTAAGCCCTCCTCATTGATTACCAAATGGTCCCCATTAGATAGCAGTATAAGCTCAATTCTACCACCGACAAAAGCTTGCATATCCTCTAATGATGGCCTCTCAGTCTCACGTTTTACAGTCCAAAATGCTGTCATG